TAGGAGAAAAGAATGGCATTTTTCTTTAGTAGAGATACCAAAGTATTTATGACTCATAGCTATGACGGAACGACAGCTAACACAGCTCTTTATGAGATACCTGTATTAGATGGATTTTCTTTTAGTCAAGGCACAAATACATCAGAGGTTACTTTAAGTGAAGCAGCAAATTCAACTGGTTACTCAAAAAGAGGCAGAGCAATGTTTACTGACTCTTTTGCACCAGCAGAATGGTCTTTTTCAACTTATATGAGGCCAACTACGTCAGGTTCAGGAAATGCATCAGCAATTACAGATGGTGTAACAAACGGACAACACGCAGGTAGCGCTAAAAAGTTTGCAGTAGAAGGTCCACTATGGTCAGCTATGTCTGCCCCAGGTGGAACAGAAGTAGACACTAGTTACAACAAAGCAACTGGAGGAAACTTTCCTACAACAGCAGCAGCTTATGAGCCAAATGTATTTAATTTTGCAAACTCAAACCAAGTTACTTTAGGTACATTCGATTTATTCTTTGTACTAGGAGCATCTAAGGATTCTGAAGGCAATACTTATACAACTGGCGCAGACGGAGTAACAGTTTATAAACTAGCAGACTGTTCAGTAGGTTCAGCTTCAATAGACTTTGACATTGATGGATTAGCACAAATTGGCTGGTCTGGAAATGGTAAAAGTGTAGAAGAAGTAGCAACTTTAGAAACTAGAGCAACAGACTCTGGTAACAGTGTAGTAGGAACTACAGCTTTAGGTATAGTAAATGAAGGCATAAGTTCAACAGGCAATTTCATTAGACAAAAACTAACAGATTTAGAAATCATTTTTGATGTATCAGCATCAGATGGTACACTAGGTGCATTAGATGTTGACAGTGGAAGTGACGTAACTTACGGAGTAACACTAACAGGTGGTAACATTACGATTGAAAACAATCTAAGTTATTTAACACCAGAAACATTAGGTACAGTTAACCTACCATTAGGACATGTAATGGGCACAAGATCAGTTTCAGGTAACTTTACCTGTTACTTAAACGATACAGCAAATGGGTCATTAGACTTATTTGAAAGATTACAAGAATCAAGAGGTGTTATTACTAACGCTTTTGACTTGAAATTCTCTATTGGCGGAAGTGGAAACACTCCTAAAGTAGACGTTGAAGTAGACAAAGCTCATCTTGAACTACCAACACACAGCTTTGATGATGTAGTATCAGTAGACGTGGCTTTCCACGGTTTACCGACAGACTTATCATCAGGAACAGCTGCAAGTGCGACAAATGAAGTAAAACTTACTTATACATCGTAGTAAAACAAACTCGGGAGGGCTTAGGCTCTCCCACTTTTTAGGATAAAAAATGACGGAACAAAAACAAACAAAAGTTTCACTGAAGAGTTTATTAACTCCAAGTAAAACAGTAGAAATCGAATTTCCAGGAATGGACGGTTTCAAGGTAAAATTAACATACTTAGCAAGAGAAGAATTATTAAAACTCAGAAGTAGAGCAATAAAGCAAGTTCTAAATAAAAGAACTAGAGCATATGAAGAACAACTTGATAACGATAAATTTTTAGTAGAATATTCTAAAGCAGTTATTAAAGATTGGACAGGATTAAAGTATAAATACTTAAACGAGCTCTTATTAGTAGACATTAGTGAAGTAAAAGCTGATGACTGTTTAGAGTTTTCATCAGACAATGCAGAGTTACTACTAAAAAATTCTGGAGATTTTGATAGCTGGGTTTCTGATATGCTAGGTGACTTAGAAAATTTTACCAAAAGCAAGTAGAACAAATACTTGCTTTATTAAAAAGACAATACAAAGAAACAAGCATTGACTTAGACAAATATCTCGCTGTATGCGAACAGTTAGGCCAAGAGCCCGACCCCGATAAAATGCCTCCTAGCATAGATATATACCCATATGAAGTGCAGTTGGCATTTTTTATGTGTAGTCTATTACAAGATACATGGGACGGTATGAGTGGCATGTATATGGGTAAAAATTTGTCAGGTCTCGGAGAACTACTAGACATTTACGAAATAGAAGATAAAAAGACAGTTGTGTACTTTATGAAATCAATAGATAGAGAAAGAGCCGACTCGATTAACACAGAGGTAGCAAGAAAGCAAAAGGAAGCTAGAAGGAAAAAGTAAATGGCAGGAAAAAAGAAATCAGGAGGTTCGGTAGACTTTAAGGTCACCGCTTCTGGATTAAATAAAGTAGAAAAGGATGCAAAAAAAGCTGGTAAAAGTTTTAATCAATTAGATAAAAATGCCTCATCAGCTGACCGTGCCGGAAAAGGCGTGGCACAAATGTCATCCAACGTTACTAAAAACTTTAGTAAGATGTCTCAGGGTATTACAGGAGGGCTAGTTCCTGCATACGCTACTCTAGCCGCTCAGTTATTCGCCATTGATGCTTTATTTAGATTTCTAAAAGATGCTGCCGACTTTCGAGTGCTTACTGAAGGTCAAGAAGCTTTTGCCGCAGTTACAGGTAGAGCTATGAAAACTATTGCTCGTGAGATTCAAGCAGCTACTGCAGCTCAGATAACATTCAAAGAGGCTTCACAAGCCGCAGCTATCGGACTTGCTGCAGGACTATCACCAGAACAATTAAAAGAACTAGGTGAGAGTGCCAAAATTGTTTCCGTTGCACTCGGTCGAGATGTAACAGACTCATTCAATCGTCTTGTTCGTGGTGTTACCAAGGCGGAACCCGAATTACTAGACGAACTCGGTATTATTCTAAGATTAGAAGAAGCATCAATAAGATATGCTTCTGCATTAGGTCTTAATAAAAATCAACTTACCACTTTCCAAAAATCCCAAGCCGTTGCAAACGAAGTTCTTCGTCAATCAGAAGAGCGATATGGAGCTATTGCAGAAATACTTGGAGACGATTCAGTCAATCAATTAAATAAACTAACAGTTGCTTTCGATGAAGTTCTAAATAACTTTAGAAACTTTATAGGGCCAATTGCAGAATTTTTCGGTGGATTCTTAGTAGAAAATATAGAATCGGCTACTGCAGCTTTAGGTGTATTTGCAGCAACTATAAGTGGAGGATTAATTAGACAAGCAATACCTCAAATAGATACTTCATCTATGTCAAAAGTTGTAAATCAGAATCTAGAAGGATTTTTAGTAGCAGGAGAAGACGGCAGCCCCCAGGAAAACAGAAGACAAAAACTAATAGCTGGAGAAGGAAGTGCTGAAGATATTAGACAAATAGAAAAAGGTTTAAAAGCAAAAAATTCAAAATTAGTACACTTTAATACTGTAAGAAAAGCAGATGCAGCAAAAACTATGAAGTTCTTAAAAATTCAAGAGCTAGATTATCAAATGAGTAGTGCTATAGGAATGAAAAGACTTAGATTAAACTTCCAAAGAGAACTTTTGACTATGCAATATACTCATGGTAGAGTTATGGGTGCTATGAAACTGGGGTTTATAACACTAGGTAGAGTTGCTAACGGTGTAATGAGACTAGCAGGTTTTATTGGAATAGCAGTTATGATTGTTCAAATGGCTAAGAGTATGTACGATAGCTTTAATAAAGTAGACAAGACAATAGAAAAATTACAAGAAAAAACTCAAGCATACACTGAAACACAAAGAAAATTAAACGAAGAATTAGAAAGAACTGCAAAAGTATTTAGAGAAGATATGTTTTCTACTCGTAGTCAAGAAATAGAAGCAATAGGCAATGCATTTCAAAGTGCAGATTTAGTTGCTAGAATAAATGATTTTAATTCTATGAGACTTGCTTTGGGTGCTAATAATGAAAAAGTTGTAGCTTTTAAAGATGAATTAAAAGGAACTTTTAATACTTTAGGAGAGTTTGACTCTAGATTTAGAGAATTTGGAGAACAACTAGAAAAGAATCCAGATTTATTAGAAAATTCTACTGGAGAAATGTCTACTCTTAGTCAGCAATACATATTTCAAGGTCAAGCTGTAAAATCTTTAACAGAAGCTACGGCAAACTTTAATAAGCAGTTAAATCAATATATTCAATCTATACCAAAAGTAGCATATCAAGATGTTCTAATGAGTCAAGAACAAATGCTTTTATCGTTAGTACAATTAAAAAATGCAACAGGTAATACAGCAGAAGAGACAGCGGATTATGGGAGACAAATAGATATTGTTACAGGAAAGATGGAAGCTTATAAAATGCTTTCTAGAAGTGCATTACAAGTTCAGATAGCTATGACAAAAGCACAAGCAGGGGCTGCTATGTCAACAAATGCAATATTTGGAGAAAAAGAGACTGTTCAAAGAGCTCTTAAAACTGCGCAGGGCATGGAAAAAATGTTTAAAGCTCAAACCGTAGTTTATCAAGCAGAACAAAATTTAGAAGCGGCAAAAACAGATACAGAAAAAGAAGTCAGAAGAGCACAGTTAAAGTTAGCAAAAGAACAAGAAGAGTTGACATTAAATCAATTAGCTGCAACAGCAATGATGGAAAATGCTTTTGTAAGAATAAATAAAACCATACTAGAAGGTTTGACAAACGCATTAGGTAAGTCCTTAGGTAAAGCACTCAGAGGAGAAAAAGACGCTTTTAAAGATTTCGGAAAAACTTTAGCAAACCAATTAACAGATCAAATGGGCAAACAGGTTGCAGAAAATATTATGAAGATAACCTATGGAGGTACTCCACTAGACCCTAGATTTCAACAGCAGATATTTAAAAGACAATTAAAAGAATCTTTTGATGAAGGTTTTACAGACAAAGATTCCCCTTTACAACGAGGGGGTACTGATATAGCACATAAAATTAGAGATGAAATGATATATGCAGCTAATCAGCATATACAAGGACTGCATAACGCTAAAGTAGGACTGGCAAGAGCTGAAATGTCATCTGCCCAACAAAATGTTATAAATCAAGAGGGAGTAGTAGAAGGGTATAACAATACTATAGAAAGATATAAAAGTGGTGGCTTTATAGAAAAAGAACAACAAGATAATCTTGCAAGTTTAAAGGAAGCAGAAGAAAGAAAACTAAGTATAATTCAAGACTTTATAGATGAGGAGTTTGACTCAAGAGTAAAAGCTTCAGTTGATGCATATAAAAAGGCTAAAGCGGAGGGTGGTTCTGGTGTAGGCTCAACAGGAAGTATGTATGCCCTATCTAGAATTACCGAAGATGCTGCAGTAGACAGAACTGATTTGATAAACAACCCTAAATATAAACAAGCAGTAGAAGATATAGAAAAATATGAAGGTAAACAACAAGATTTGTCTAAGGAAGTAGAAACAAGTGCAAGTAAGTTTTCTGATGCAAATGCTAAAATAGATGGAGCTAACAAAGCATTAGATAAGATGAAAATAAGTTTAATATCAGCCACTAAGGCATTTAACACTTTAACAGGTGGAAAAACAGACCCTTTACCAATACCAGATGGAAGTACAACAGGTACCACTAATACTGGTGATGGTAATACTACAACAGGTAACGGAGAACCGGGGCCGGCTTACATTGACTCGAGTTATTACGGTAAAAAAGCACAAGATTTATTTCCCGAAACATTTAAAGCTTTAGGAGATGGTTCAGGCGAGATGACTATGGGCCAAAACGCATTAAAGTTTGGTACAGCAATTACTCAGTTTGCTACACTAACAGCACAAGGATTCGCACTCGCAGGAAAACAAGAAGAAGCTGCAGACATTATGTTAGAAGTAGCAAAAATTCAAATGGCACTTGCAATGGCAGAGATGGCTAATAACATAGGTTCTCTTTTTGCACCAGCTAGATATGGTGGAATTATGAGCCCTTCAGGTAAGTCTTTTTCAGGTGGAGGAGTAGCAGAAGGCCCAGAAGCAGGGTACAATGCAACTCTACATGGTACAGAAGCAGTTGTGCCATTAGGAAATGACAGAAGTATACCTGTAAAAATGTCAGGCTCAGGCGGAACTAATAATGTAAACGTTACTGTAAATGTAGACCAGGGCGGTCAATCTCAAAGTGTATTAACAGGAGATGGGGCAAGAGAACTAGGAAAAACAATAGCAGCGATAGCACAAGATACAATCGCTAAAGAACAACGAGCAGGAGGACTTTTAAGTAGTATATAATGGCTTTAGGAATAATGCAAAATGACGGCTCTAACATTACTGGATTTTCCAGTGCCGTACAACCCGATAAACAGTTTTCACGAACTAATACTCCACGAGTACACTTCGTACAGTTTGGAGACGGGTATGAACAAAGATTACAACAAGGTATAAATAACTTAAAACAAGAAATATCAGTAAGTTTCCAAACCAGACCAAAGGCAGAAATAGATGATTTAGTATCTTTTTTCGAATCTTTAGGTGCAGTTACAAAATTTAGGTTTGATATAGCTGATACTAATGCAGCAGGTAACACAGAAACTATAAAAGTGGTCTGTTCAGAATGGACGCAAAAATGGGAGTATGATGATTACTATACTCTAGACGCATCTTTTAGGAGAGTATACGAAGCATAATGTCAGAAAAAATTATAGTTAAAGATTTAGTTAAACAAGACCCTGGCTCAGCAATAATTTATTTATATGAGTTAGAATATGCAAAAAATCAATTTGCATACTTTCATGATGGACTAGATGAAAACCTAGCAGAAGTTACTATGTTAGATTATGTAGATAACTCCCAAACAAATACGTATAAGGCATTACCTATAGAATTTCAAGGACTAGAGAGAACATCTGCAACTAAATATGCTGCACCTGTAATAACTTTTGCGAATGTGCTAAGTGTTTTAGATATAGCTATAAACGAGGCAGACTATGCTGATTTTTCAGGTAATAGAGTAATAAGAAGAACAACTTTAAGAAAATATTTAAAAAGTGAAGGAGATAGTAATACTCCTCCTATAGAATATCCTAGAGATTTATACTATATCGACTCAGTAAAAAGCAGAAATAAAGTATCAGTAGCTTTTCAGTTGCAAGTACCTTTTGATTTACAAGGAATTAGACTTCCAAATAGAACTATAGTTCCTAACAGATGTGGTTGGGTTTATCAAGGAGCAAGTGAGCATACAGAAAACCCCGAGTATAAAAGAGCAAGAAGCGGATGTAGCTGGAATATTGAAAGTAAGTACAGCCCTGCATACACTAGTGTTTTAGCAAGTAAAAACACAGCATACACAGTATATGTAAATAAAGATGACGAATATTTAGTACCTAGCTCTACTACTTTCACAACGTATAGCAGTGGAGCAATAACAAAAAATAATTTTTATAAAACTACTTCAACACAAAGAAGATTTAATCTGGACGGTACTGTATCGAGCGTAACTGTAAATGATTACTGGCAAGCACATAAAACTCTTAGTAGCCCTGGTACTCCTTCTGATTCTAACAATAATTGGAGAAGAGTCAGAATTTATAGTTCTTACTCTACAAGTACGACTTACTTTAAGTATGAAAATGACTTCTATAATGATTATGTAACTTTTACAGATAATACAGCAGCTTCAGGAGAAGAAACATATCAAAAAACTTTATTATGGAAAGTAAAGAATACTACTTTAAATAATGCTCCTGCTTATGGAAATAACTGGGAAAGAGGCGACATATGTAGTAAATCTTTAACAGGTTGTGGTATGAGATTTGGATTTAATCCCAATAATCCAGATAGTGCTACTTCAGTACCAGAAACTGATTTTAGTACTGCAGTAGTTATTCCTTTTGGAGGATTTCCAGGGTCAAAAGCATTCTCATGATGGATACTTTATACGAAACAGCTAAGAAAAGAGCACCAGAAGAAATGTGTGGAATCATTACTAATGATAATGAATTTATTGAATTTGAGAATATTGCAGAAAATAAAAAATCACACTTTAAAATGGACGCAATAACTTTCGGTATGTATCAACTCAAATCAAACATAAAATATGTTGTCCATAGTCACTATGACTCAAAATGTAATCCAAGTGAAGATGATATAAACAATTGTAACTCGGTAGGTATACCATATTTAATAGTATCATACCCAGAGAAAGACTACTGTATAGTGGAGCCAAAATGACAAAAGTACACCTATTAGGAAAATTAGGAAATAAATTTGGAAAAGAATTTAATCTTGACGTAAAACATACAAAGCAATTAATTAGAGCTATTGCTGTACAGCGAGAAGGGTTTATAAATTTTTTCTTTGATGAACAAGAAAAAGGAATTGAATATGTAGTAAAAAGAGGAAAAGATTTTTTAATAGAAGGAGAAGAAGATTTAAGTTTTGGTAATGAAGATGTTTTTATTATGGCACAGCCACAAGGGTCTGATGACAAATTTAACAAAGCACTTGGTGCTATAATGACTATTATCGGTGTTATATTAGTAATAACAGGTTTTGTTACTGGGCAGGGAGCATTTATAAAAGTAGGTACTGCATTAATTATGGCTGGTGGGTATATAATGTTTGATGGTATTATGGGATTAATTCAAGACGATAGTCCTCCAGAAGATGCAGAAGCAGCTGTATTTGGTGGCCCTATAAACGTAGCAAAACAAGGCATCCCTATACCTTTAGCTTATGGAAAAGTTCAAATAACAGGAGCTCCAGTAAACTTTGGTTTTACAAGTAAAAGAATTAACCAAAACACAGGGTGGGTAAATATTAACGATCCGGACCAAGAAGGTTCAGGAGATTACAGTGGTGCTATCGGTGGTGGAACTGGTGGCAGCACTGCAGCACAAAAAATAAAATAATATGAGTAATAAAAGATTCGGAACAGGAGTAGTAGGTACAGGTAGCGCAAAGGGGTCTTTGCCTCTAAAGAAAAAATCAGAAATAATTGATCAATCTGCAGTAGTTTACGATGTACTATCAGAAGGAGAAATTGAAGGTTTAGTAGATGGAGCGTATACTATTTATTTAGATGGAACTCCTGTACTCGATAAAACATTAAGTACTACCTATACTTCTAAACAGAGTTCTAATACTTCATATGATGCTAGTACTGGTACAATTACAGATAATCAATCTGGAAACATGTTTTCAGGTCTATCAGTTAATGATGGAACAAGATATGTAAGAATAGATGGAGGAGCGGCAGTTGGTAATGCTAATGTATCAGCAAATACAAATTTAGTAACCCCTAGCTCTAGCGGAGGAATAACCTTTGCAAATACTCATGTAGCAGGAAACTTAACAACTCTAGTTGACATGCAACCTAAGATAAGAATCGCAGGAGCAGGACTAGATGGCGGAATTCATATTGCAACTATTACATCATTTGATAGCACAAACAACACAGTTAACATTTCCCCACCACCTAAAACAACAGTTACTAATGCAGTAACAACTGTAGACTTAGTAGACCAAGCAGCTTCTTTTAGTGGTAGTAACGCTACTATAGCTCCTACAGGACAAGGTGTAGATAGAACCAATGTTCCTACAACTTTAAGTTCTCCTACTTTAAGTGAGGACAGCGCCCCTATATATAACTTTAATAATTTTTCGTACGCATTTAGAACTGGACATAGAAATCAAAAATTTATAAAATCACCTGAAGGAGTCGGTTCAGGAGCAGTTGGAGTATCAATAGGCTCCGACTTACCTGCCTCAAGCCAAAGCGCTTTAGGTATGACAAGCGAACCTAGAAATGCAAATAATGCTCTACGTGACCCTGCTGGTGAAGAAATGGATGCAATAACACATGCAGGTGTTAATATTTCATCCAGTTCTTTTAATGTATCAGACCCTTCTATTATTGATCAATTAAAAATTACTATCAATCATCCAGCAGGACTATATAATAGTGACTCCTCAGATGGTGACAGTGGAAATGCTTGGGTAGAACTTAGAATAATGTTCTCATATACAAGAGATGGACAAACTTTTGAAGAAACAGTATTTGGACTTGATGACATGGCATCTATTCCTAGAGAAAAAGATGGATCTAGACCTGTAAATGTTAACATGTCAGCGCATGATGGTATAATTTCAGGAAAAATTGCTACACAATTTGCAACAGTTTTTAGTTTTGATACAGAGCAATTTCAACCTTTCGATGCTTTTACTGTAAAAGTTAGAAGATATACTCCTGACCCTTACAAAATAACTAATAAAACTTATAACAATATAACTCAAGTCAGTTTTGCGGAAGCAATTATAGAAGATAAATTAAACTACCCATATACTGCTTTAGCTGCTATAATGGTAGATTCTAAAGACGCTACTACTGTACCTCAAAGAGCATATGAAATAAGAGGTATAAAATGCAAAGTACCAACAAACTATGTGCCAAGAGATATTTTGGATGAAAATGGTAATAGAACAACAGTAGCTTCTTACAATAGAAATGTAACAACAGGAGCTCTTGAAAGCACTTATCAAGATTGGGATGGTAAATTTAGAGGGGATAAAAAAGAGTTTTCTGACCCCAATCATGTAAATCATCTTCCCGTATACACAAATAATCCAGCATGGATATTTTTGGATATTCTTACTAATGAAAGATATGGATTAGGAAAGTATTTAAATGTTGATGGAGACCAAGATTTAATTGATAAATACCAGTTATTTGAAGTTGCAAAATATTGTGATGAACTAGTATCGGACGGTAACAATGGACTTGAGCCTCGTTTTGAATGCAATGTGTACATTAGTAAACAAGCAGAAGCTATAAAAATACTTAAACAATTATTAAGTGTATTTAGAGGCATAATGTTATGGCATGATGGAGAAATTTCTTTCAATTTACAACAAGAAAAATCTCCTGTATTTACTTTTACAAAAGGAAATGTAACAGAAGAAGGATTTGCGTATACTTACCCCTCTAGAAGAGTAAGAGCCAATCAAATACGAGTAACTTGGAATGACCCAGAAAATGGGTACAAACCTGCAGTAGAGCTAGTAGAAGATAGCGAAAACATAGCAAAAACAGGAAGAATAGTAGAAAAAACTACATTAGCTTTTGGTTGTACTTCTCAATCACAGGCACATAGAGTAGGAAAGTATCATTTATTAACTGAAATCAACGACAATGAAGTCATAGTTTTTAGTAGTGGTATTGGAAGTCAAGTTCTGAGACCTGGAGATTTAATAGAAGTACAAGATGCAGACAAAGACAACGTACAATTAAGCGGAAGAGTCTCTAGTGGAGCATCAACAACAGTAATTCCTGTAGATAGAACAGTTGCTTTAAGCAGTGCCGCTAATGCTGACTTAACTCTTATTTTCCCTAAATCAGGTGCTTATTTAGCTCAGCCAAGTGCTGTAATAAATAGTGTAACCTACAAACAAGGAGATTTAATACTTCAAGCAAAAAACAGTGGAGACTCTTTATATAATTTAGATTCTAGAGAAGATTCTGTAAATGCACGAGATGACGATGGAGATGTACTAGATATTGCCTGGTCAGAAGATGCTAGAATAGAAACAAAAGCAATAAGTTCTTACAATGCAACACATGTAGTTGTAAGTTCAGCTTTTAGTGCAGCCCCTAATCAAGAAGTAATTTTTGCTATTTCACAAACTACAGCGAGTGGAGAAAGATTAGCAGGTTCTCCTCAAACTTATATGATAGGGGAAATTAAAGAAGAAGATAATAAAGCTTTCACAATTACAGGAATAAAACACACTAGAGGCAAATTTGATGAAGTAGATAGAGGATGGAGTATTCCATCTATACCTGATGTAATGAGACCTCCTCAAGCTGATGATGGTGTTCCTTCTCCAAGAAATGTAACTTTAAAGGTATTAAAGGGATTAATAGATGATGCAGACGATGTAGATATTTCTAGTGCTTTAGAAGAGAGATTTGCAGCTCCAAGATTAGATGTATATTGGGGAGTTCCATTAAGTTTAAGAACTGATGACAATGATACTCAGATTGAATCTCCATATGAACACTTACAAAATTTTCAAATAGAACATAATTTATTTACTCAACAATCAACACAAGGTAAACCTACTTTTGATAGAGTTGATGTATCTCCTGAAAGACAAAGTTATACTTTTAAAGATATACCAAAAGCAGGTACATATATTATAAGAATAAGAACTATTAATACTGCAGGGCAACCCTCTCCTTTTATACAAAAAAGAATTACTATTAACCCTGAAAAACCTGCAAAAAATCTAGAACCTATCGCAAGAAAAGGTGGTATATTAACATCAGGTTTTAATATAGATTCATCCAATGCTTTAGTACAGTTTACAGAAAGCACATATAACTTTACTCCTGCAGAAAGTGATTTACAAACAATAACAGTAACAAGTGGAACAACTGCACAAACTTCATGTAGCTTTGCAAATTTACCTAGTGGAAACACTGGATATTTACTTTGGGATTACAGTGATACTACTGACCCGCTAAAAGCAATTGAATATGTTGTAGACAACAGCGGAGCAGAAACATTTAGATTTGCTAAAAATTTAGATGCAACAGCTTTTGTACAAAAGACAGGTACAGCCACAGTAACAGCAGGAAGTTCACTAGTAACAGGTACAGGGACAAGTTTTACAACAGAGTACGAAGCAGGAGACTTATTTAAGTTTGATACTGGCTCTACTCATTTTATAGCAACAATCAATCATATATACGATAACACAAGATTAGAAGTTGCCTATAATCCAACTGCAAATTTATCTAATAAGAATATTTTTGCACAAAGAATACAACCAAACATAATAAAAGATACTATTATAGGAGAAGTAGCAAATACAAGCGGAACTTTCTCAATAATAAACTATGCTAGTGGTAATAGAGGAACAGATGCATATACAGTTAATGGAACAAATGAAAACCATAACTTTCCTGCAGATTCTGCAGGTGCTGTAAGTGACTTTGGAAGTTTTTCAAACTTATACACAGTAAAGAAAGGATCGATAGCTTACTCATTTGCTAATAGTGGAACTGCTCTTAATACTTTTGGACTATCCAAAACAGATTCAAATTGTACTTCAGCAATTAATTCTTCTACAGGTGTAATAACTGTAAGTGGTATAACTCAAACAAATGCTACTATTACCGTAACAATTACAGATAGATATAGCAATGAAACTATAGCAACAAGAGTAATATCACTAGGTAAAAGTATACCAGGAGCAGCAGGTGCAGGTTCAGATTCAAGAACAGTAAACTTAACTGCAAGTGACTATTCTATAGCATATAACTCTGGAGGTACAGCGCCTTCGCCAAGTGGAACAATTACTTTAACTGCAACCGCACAAAACTTTAGTAATCCTTACTTTAAATTTACAGGGGATGGTATATCTGACGAAACTAGCTATACAGATGGAAATGCAGGAGATGCAGATACGTTCTCTTTTAGTATACCTTCAAGTATAAATACTAATCCACAAACAATTACAGTAGGAGTAGCAGAGGGAAACCAAACTCAATTAGCTTTTGATTCAATAACAATTACTTCTTTACAACAAGGAAGCCCTGGATATAGTACAATAATATCAAATGAAGCTCATACTTTCCCTGCTACAAAATTAGGTGTAGTATCAGACTTTACAAATTCAGGAACATTTATAGAAGTATTTAGAGGAGCCACAAGATTAACTCCTGTAGCAAATACAAGCACACCTACTAATGACCAATACTCAGTAACAACTAATTCTGACACTAATATTAGTGTAGGTAGTTTTACACTTAATACAGCAACAAACAGTGCTAATGTTACAATAGGTAATCATAGTTCATTTACAGCTTCAGCAAATACTGCAGAAATTGAATACTCTATAAATATAGAGAACGAGCTAACAGTAACAAAAGCACAAACTTTTACAAAATCAAAATCAGGAGATGATGGATCTCCAGGTGGAACTGGACCAAGAACTGCTACTGGATATATTTATTATCAATCAGCATCTAGTAGTGCACCTACCAATCCTTCAAATGCAGGAGTATCATATAATTTTGGCACTAGCTTATTAAGTGGTGGTGTAATTGGTACAGGTGGAACAAATTGGAATCAGATACAACCAACATACACAGGTAGCAACTCGAATAAATATTGGTATGCTTATTGGAGTGTCGTTGAAGATGAGTTTAATGATAGTACTCCAACGATTTCATTCTCACAAGCATACCAAGGACAAAACTTTACAGGACTTGTAACATTTACAGGAACTAACCAAATAACAGACGGTAGTAATACGACTACTGCAATAACAGCAGGAGACTTAGGGTCTAGTGGAACAACAACCATCGATGGCGGAAGAATAACAACTGGTACTATTAATGCAAACTTTATTAGTATTGCAGGTAAAGATATATCTGACCTAAATAACGATGCTGCATTTACAAATGATGATAAAGCAAATTCAGCTTTTGGACAAGCCAACTCAGCTTTTGGACAAGCCAACTCAGCCTTTGATAAAGGTAATACAGCACACGGAACAGCTAACTCAGCCT